CATGTGTCGGATTACCGGAACCTTGGGAAGGAATACCTGAACGTGCAGTTTGGGTGGTTTCCGTTCTTGCGCGACGTTCTCCGATGGGTTGAAGCCCAGGAGAGGATGGCCGAGCATCTCGCCCAACTTAGGCGAGACAATAACCGTTGGGTTAAGAGAACGGCGACGGTATTGGCAGATAATCCGGATGATACCGTTCTCACGGGATCGAGTTGGGGGGTTTCCCCTTACCCGGTCCTATGGAGCGAGATCTACACCGGAGCACCTATACCAACCTATCGGACGACCTATAAAAAGGAAGGCCGGATTTGGTTTGTGGGGAGATTCAAGTACTACATACCTGATATCTCCACACCCCAGTGGGAGCGAAGAGCGAGGCGAAAGCTTAACGGCTTGGACCTTACTCCGCAACTTCTCTGGGAGGTGATGCCATGGTCATGGCTTATCGACTGGTTCACCAATATTGGAGATCTGATTTCCAATATGTCGGAGAACGCAGCCGAGAACCTTGTGGTGGATGGTGCGTGTGTTATGCACCATTACCGCCGAACCGCGACGTAAAACGTTTCGGTACGGCGGACATGCTGGCCAGCCTAAGAATGTCTTGATAAGCGCAAAGTCTACGCGCCTAGTCGAGACTAAGGCCAGAGCACCCGCCACTCCCTTTGGATTTGGCTTGAAGTCTGCAGATTTATCTACAAAGCAGGCTTCAATTCTAGCAGCTTTGGGAATGTCCCGTAGCTGGTAGCCCCGGATTCCCCGGGAAAACCAAACTTAACTCTAGGAGTTCATGTCTTGTTTACTGACCCACAAACAGTCACCGTTGATTCGGTGGCGCAAGTCCTCCCCACTATCTCGAGGGAGAAATCGAAGAGCACTTACCGCGAAGACGTCGGTGAGTACTCTCTCGAAATCTCTCATCAAGAGACGGGGAAGCGGAACCGGCGAGTCGTTCGACTTAATCGGTCGAAAGTCACGTCGGATCCGTTCATCCCGGCAAACAATGTCACAGTCAGTCATTTTGTCTACTTGGTCATGGATCACCCCGTTGCGGGGTTCACCATGGACGAGTTGGACAAGGACGTGGCTGGGCTCGTTGCCTGGTTGTCGAGCGCCAACGTTCAAAAGGTGCTAGGCGGTGAATCCTAGACGATGGGAATCAAGGGGCTCTCTTCTTAGGGAGCCTCTTACCCTGATCATCAGTGTGATACTGGTGTTCGGGGCTCTCATCGGCTATGTTGTCGAAGGAAAGGATGTTACTTCAATCCTTCTTCAACTCATTGGCGACGAAAGTGCCATTGAGGAAGCACAGCCTAGTGGCGCGCCGCCGGTTGCCCAGATCGAGCAGCCAGCGATGCGTTAACCGTTGGGGGGGCTAAGGAGCCCCCCCTGCAATTACGCATGTGGGTCCCACGCAAGACTATGGATTCATGTACCTCTCAATCATATGATAGGAGGACTGATGAAAAGCCTTACGTGGCTCCTAGATTGTGTGCTCAGTGATATGAGCATACGATGCTCTACCGACACCCACCTCGACAGCAGAACGCTGAAGAGGAGGATCAAACATGAGGGTCTATCATTTCTCACGATAGCCCTACCTGCCTTCGGTTCGGATTTTGAAAAATCTCTTGACCGAGGGTGGGTTGGTTCTGACGTCTTCATTGGTTATAAGAAGACGGCTGGTCTCCCTGCATTCCTGCAAGGTTTCCTTAACCAGGTGTTTGACCCTTTCGGGAGGTTGCTCGAAGAGCCATCTCTCGAGTGTATCTTGTGCGTCAGGCAGCTATGCCTGATGTTCAAGAAAATCAACTTACCCTGCACAACGTACAGAGAAAGGAGAGCACTCGATGGATATCTTCGAGTTGAACACGAACTCACAGGTTCTACCCTCACAGATCGCATTGATAGGCGACTGTGCGAACTTAACCATATTGGCGAAAATCAAGGGGAAACGAACCCCCTTGAAATTCGTAATGCGGTCAAGGTTCGGGGTAATCTCCGTTTGCACCTTAAGGGATCAAATTTACTTGACGATCTCTCGAAGTGTAGCGGAGTGCTTTGGGGAGCTTCGCTCTCGAGCGGATTGGATTTCGCCCGAGTGGCAGAGTCCACCCCGAAGCATGGACCTGGTGCTACGGCGGAGCGACTGCTTGCAAATCGCAAGTATGATTTCCGCCGATGGCACAATCGACTCAACAGATGGTTCCCACCGGATCAGTTTTGGGTTTCAAGCCCTGACTGGCTCGGAGATGGGTCTGTCGACGGTCGATTTGAGCAAGTAATGCCCCGGGACGAGCAGCCTGTAAGGGTTGCTCTCGTCCCTAAGACTCAGAAGGCACCCCGTATTATTGCGGTTGAGCCTGTGTGTAACCAATATACACAGCAAGCCGTCCTACCCCTCTTAGTGAAGACTATTGAGGAGGGGCGGTACTCCTCTGGTCACGTGAACTTTAGTGATCAGGGGATCAATCGCATGCTAGCTCAGGAGTCGTCCAGAAATGGCAGGTTTGCCACTATGGACTTGTCCGAAGCTAGTGATAGGGTGTCTGCCGAACTGGTGGCCCGTATGTTTAGGTGGCACCCGACATTTGTCGGGACCATTTTCTCGTGTAGGTCACGCAGTGCATCTTTGCCGGACGGAAGAACTATCCGTCTACGCAAATTTGCGTCTATGGGGTCGGCTTTGTGCTTTCCTATCGAGGCTATGGTCTTCTACACGATCATGGTCTTGTGCAGATTGCATAGGGCTAATCTCTCGATAACCCCGAGGAACTGTTTTAAAGTTTCAAGGGGTCTCTACGTCTACGGGGATGATCTCATTGTCCCCGCGGATGAGGTAGAGGCTATTGCGGTTTACCTTGAATTGTTCGATCTCAAGGTAAACAGAGCTAAGACTTTTGGAGCCGGAAGGTTCCGTGAGTCCTGCGGTATGGATGCATACGCGGGCGTAGACGTAATATTTGTCTACGTACGTGAAATGCCTCCACGCAATAGGCACCAAGCCTCTGAGATAGTCTCCTACGTCTCACTTGCCAACCAGCTATACCAGCGTGGTTGGTGGGTGACTGCAAGACGAGTACGGGAGGTCGTTGAGTCTGTTCTAAAGACAAAACTGCCTCACGTGCAGGAGTCGTCTCCATGCCTGGGATGGCATTCCGTTGACAAACGGTATACCGTCACGGGGTGGGATTCCGATTTCCAACGATTCCAAGTTCACGGATTCGTTGAAGAGTCCCATAAGTACCATGATCCTTTACAGGGTCACGGTGCTCTCATGAAGTGTTTCCTAACCGCAGAGCGCAAGCTTTCCGGCGTTAGACTCGGACACTTATTTCCCGAGCCTATCGATAAGAGACACTTGAGACGAAGTGTACGTCCCGACAGCGTCAGCATCGAATGTCGGTGGGCCTGCC